CAAAAGTATTTTTGTCAGTATAACTAGGGGTATAGTAAAAAGAAGCCACCATTATGGTCTACCTTCCCTACTAACCCCAATCAAACTAAACAAAAAAAGAATAAGACTTACCTGTTTAAGTATAGGCCCATTTACCCTAAACCGTAAAATGATTGATTTTACTTTAGGCCGTAAATGCACCCTAGAAAAATTACAGCCTCTTATGTTTTGTGTTTAGCTCACAAAGCCTACACTTTATAGGAGGATTAATTATGGCTTTTACAACAGCAACAGGTTATGGGAATTTACCGAATGGTAATTTTAGCCCTGTAATCTATTCTAAAAAAGTACAACTTGCTTTCCGCAAGAGTACTGTATGTGGTGATATCACCAACTCTGATTATTTTGGCGAGATTGCCTCACAAGGTGACACCGTTAAAATTATTAAAGAACCAGAAATTTCTGTAAGCGAATATGCACGTGGCACAAATGTCACAGCGCAAGATTTGCAAGACGAGGACTTTTCTCTGGTTATTGACAAAGCTAACTACTTTGCTTTCAAAATGGATGACATTGAAGAAGCTCATAGCCACGTCAATTTTATGGACCTTGCAACCAACCGTGCTGCATACCGTCTTGCTGACCAACATGACCAAGAAGTTCTTGGTTATATGTCAGGTTACAAACAGTCTTCTTTGCACTCACAAGCTGATGCACTGAACACTACTGTGAACGGTACTAAAGCAGTATCAACTGCTGGTTCTAACGAACTGCTTTCCTCTATGCAACTGCATAAGGATGACTTTGGCAACATCACTACAAGCTCTGCAGGAACACACTCTATTCCTCTGGCTGCACGTTTGCCCGGTGCTACTGCACTTCCAACTGCTACGGCTTCACCTGCAATGGTTGTTGCTCGTATGGCTCGTTTGCTTGATCAACAGCAAGTTGATAAACAAGGCCGTTGGATTGTAGTTGATCCAGTATTCATGGAAATTCTTGCTGATGAAGATTCACGCTTCATGAATGCAGACTTCGGTGAATCAGGTGGATTGCGTAATGGTCTTACCATTAACACCTTCCACGGCTTCCGTGTATATTCCTCGTCTAACTTGCCTTCTTTGGGTACTGGACCGGGAACTACTGGTACTGCTAACCAACTGACTAACTTCGGTGTTATCGTAGCTGGTCATGATTCTGCTGTAGCAACTGCCGAGCAGATCAACAAAACAGAAACATATCGTGACCCTGACAGCTTTGCTGACATTGTTCGTGGTATGCATCTATACGGTCGTAAGATTCTTCGTCCTGAAGCAATCGTTACTGCCCGTTATAACGCAGCTTAAGGGAGTAATAAACTATGGCTACTTATGACATGACTTCCAGTGATACTGCTGGCGTTGGGGCAAATGTTCTTGCTGTTCCAACCAATGTTGGTAACACTGTACGGACCATTGAAGCAATCTTAGATATTGATGCAATGGTTGCTGCTGGTTATTCTGGCGCAAACGGTGATGTTTTCCAACTTTTGGAAATCCCTGCTGAATCAGTTATCGTTGCTGCTGGTGCAGAAATCATGAAACCTTTCACGACTTCTTGTACTGCAGATATTGACTTCGCTGGTGGCGATGACATTATTGACGGTGCTGACTTGACTGCTGCTGCTGGTACATACCTTGCAAAAGGCACTAACGGTGAAGCTAACGTTGTCAATACAGGCGCAGCTTCTACGTTTGCTGCTGCTGCTTTGGCATGTGTTGGTGCTGCTGATACCATTGACGTTACTATTGCTGGTGCTGCACCTGCTACTGGACGTCTTCGGGTATATGCAGTAGTTGCAGATGTTTCAGCCGCAATGACTGAGGCTGCTGTTGCACAGCGTGACCTTATTTAATAAACCTATATACTTTGGGGCTGGCTATGTGCTGGCCCCATTGGTGTATCAAATTTACACCTCAAGGAAACAAAATGAAAAAACGTAAGTATGCATTAGGTGGTAATGTAACACCTATGGAAGATAATGATAAATATAAAAGTTCTTCCCTTAATAAGTTTAGCCAAGGTATGATTTCTGCTAAAGGACAAGGTGCATCTATGGGATTAAATAAAGGTGGCTATATAAATTGTGGTGCATCTATGAAACCTACACAAAAAAATACTCCTAAGAGTAGTTAAAAATGGCGAGCATTCAGTTTAGAACAGAAAGTAAATTTGCTGCAGTAACAGGTAACTCAGCTAGTACTACTAGTTCTCCTGACAATGCCACATTATTATTTACTTGCCCTAGTAATTATGAAGCAGAGGTAGTTTATCTTTTAGTTTCTAATGATCAGTCTTCTAATTCTAATATTGGAATACAAGTATATCATGCAGATGATACTGAATACCGTACTTTAGTTTTAGAAGAACAAATAACAGGTAGAGCTAGTACACAATTTATTGGTTCTGGCCCACTTTATTTACATGCAGG